TCTGTAAGGAATCGGCGTAAGTTTTGTCTTGTCGGGGAACGAACGGAGAACCGATAAGGAGCTACAAATGGCTAAGACATCAACAGAACTTTTGATCAGCAACATGATTGAAAAGTATTGCGAAGTTTTTAATAGCGCACTTCGCCTTGGACTTACTGATGAAGAAGCACACGCTTATACCAAAAATTGGTTTGATGCAGGTTTTGAATACCTACGCAACAAGCAGGTGGCATAAATGGTCACTATCACAATGACAATCACCGCCGAGGATTTTGACCGCATTGCCGATACCGCGATGCGTTGGGGCAAAGACTGGCTTATCAAGCAACACCGCTTTGAGCCAGTAACAACCAACTTCTCCTACAAGATGGCGTACTGGGTAGATCGCTACCTTGAAACTCTTGTCTGCCAGCAATACTTGGCATCACTAGGGTTTCAATCTGAAACACATTTTGACACCGCAACAGGTTCTTACCTCATGCTCACCGATTACATCTCGCCGGATGGAGCAACCATATGATTTGCGAGAAGCACGACTTTGAAGAAGTCAAGTGTCACCTCTGCGATTACCACCAAACTTGCCTTGAGTGTGAGTTCAGCAAGTGTGGCGAACCTTGGGGGCCGTTTGACCCATATTCAGTCTTTGGCATTTCTGAGGGATTTGAGGATATCCGATGAGTGACATGGAGAAAGACAAGCCTTGCGAGGATTGCGAGGAAGGCATTTGCCAGCTCATCGCCCACATGGGATTTGCTGACCCAGAGGATTTAGGTTGGGAGCGATAATGTTTATTATTTATTTTGGAATACCGTTAGCCATGTTGATCGCGTTTGCGCTCATTTATTTTGAGGATGGAGATTTATCGTGAAGGTTATTTGCAAAGACCAGCATTGGTCAGTTAAAGATAATCAGTTGGTGCTTGATACCCCAGAGGGTCAAGAGATTCTTAAGAAGGTCATCAATGTTATCCGCGCTCAGACTCGCTTGGAAATCTACGAGCAGATTTGCGCGCTACCCGTAACTCAAGACCGCAAAAAGTTGGTCAAGTTGGGCATTGAGAATGTCGCGCTACAGGTGCAAGACCTCTGCGCCCAGATTGCGTTGGGTGAAAAGTGAGAGCGACATCGGCAGCAGCTTATGAGAAGGCTAGACCTAAATTTGGCTCTAACCGCGCCAAGGTTTATCAGTTGATTCTTGACAAGCAGGAGTACGGCGCAACCGATCAAGAACTCCAACAGGCTCTCAAAATGTCCGGCGATACCCTTCGCCCAACTCGCCTATCTTTACTCAAGGATGGCTTGATCTACGACTCAGGCAAGACACGCCTGAACGCCAACAACAATGAGTGCATCGTTTGGTTATCAACTGAAATCACACAGACAGGATTGTTCTAATGCCTACATACGAATACAAGTGCTATGACGACAGTTCCTCAATCGAGATGTATCAGACCTTTGAGGATAACTCAGTACCAGATTGCCCACTTTGCCAAAAGCAGATGCAGAAGGTCATTCGCCCAACACCAGCACACTTTCGCGGAAATGGTTGGGGGGCAAAGCCATGAGTTTTCACACAGGTTGGTTTAAGCGCTCTACTGCTTTTGGCATAAGAATTGACCGATGGGGAATTGGCATTGACTTAGTTTTATTTTGGGTAGGAATTGAATGGGGTAAAGAATGATTATTGGATTGAGTGGTCGCGCCGGGTCTGGCAAGGATGAAGTTGCCAAGGTTCTCGTTGATCTTTATGGCTACAAGCGCATAGCCTTTGCCGATGCTATTCGTGATGCTCTCTACGAGCTAAACCCTTTGGTGTCAGATCGCATCCGCGTTGCTGATCTTGTAGATGAGTACGGGTGGGATTTTGCTAAAAAGAACTTTGAAGTCCGGCGCTTGCTGCAAGTCTTTGGCACAGAGGTAGGTCGCAAGCAGTTTGGCGAGGATGTTTGGGCTATGAAGGTGCTTGATAGTTTGGATTTCCACGACAAGGTGGTCGTGACAGATGTTCGATTTGGCAACGAGTATTACGGCATCAAGTGGAATCATGGCGAGATTTGGCGTGTTGAGCGCCCTGACATTGACCCAGTAAATGACCACATCTCAGAACACGCGCTAGACAACTGGGAGTTTGATCGGGTTATCAAGAACGCTGGAAGCCTTGACGATCTTGCCGAATTAGTAGCTGAGGCGATGAAATGACACACGATGAATTGCTGGCAAAAATAAACTTGCACAAGCCAAATTACGGGCTATGCAAAGCCTGTACGACTTCAGTAGTTCATGTTGCTTATCCCTGCGCCACTATTCAAGCGATTGAGCGTGAACTAAATGAATGAGCGCAAGATTGCCCGTTGTAAGGGTTGCGGGATGTGGGTGTTTGACACCCTATGCTCAACCTGCCGTACACTAGCAAGTAACCAAAAGAGAAAGGAGCCGAAAATGGCTACCTCAACTAAAGGTAAGGCAACCGCCATCGAAGTATCAAGAGGGGGAGAGATTGGCGCATAATAAAGCTCTCAAAGCGCTCCCTTTTAGTAGCGGCTCTAGCCGTAGGGATTGCGTTCGCAACACCAGCCATAGCCTTTGAGCCTAAGCTCTCGCCTATGCAGGAATTTGTGCATCAGCCTCGCACTTACGCTCAAACCCTGCTAACGCCCAAAGAGTTCAGTTGCTTAGATCGCTTGGTGAAGCTAGAAAGCCATTGGAACGCTAAGGCTAAAAACCCGCACTCCTCGGCTTACGGCATATTCCAATTCCTTAATCAGACTTGGAAAACCTACAACTTCATAAAGACTTCAAACCCAGTAGTTCAGGTGCAGTACGGATTGCGCTACATAAATTCCCGTTATGGGAATAGCTGCAACGCACTCAAGTTTCACTTGAAGCACGGCTATTATTAGCCTATGGGCACAGAGATCATCACCGACTACGAGTCGAGCATGATTCCTGAGATTGCCGAGGCCGTTCACTCGGCGATGGAGAAGGTTGAGCGCTCTGAGGGGAGCGCTCCCTTCTGTTAAGATTCGCAAGTGACCACCATTGTCGGGAAAGTAACCCCCACCAAAGCCGTTATCGGCGCGGATTCATTGGTCACATCTAACCGCAAATATGTTCACCCGCAGATGGTGAAAGTCGTAGAGCGCGGGCAATACATAATTGCTGGAGCTGGATTGAGTTCAGTTTGCGACATCATTCAGCATTTATGGTCGCCACCTAACCCGACAGATAAAGATAAAAAAGACTTGTACCATTTTTTTGCTAGTAAAGTTGTCCCGTCAATGAAGCGGGCTTTCAAAGACAATGACTACAAGTGGGATGAGGATAAAGATGATGAAGGCAGTTTTGCATTTCTCATTGCGCTTGGTGGTCAGATATTTGACATTAGCGATGACTTTGCCATTTGCCTTGATATTGATGGCATATATGGTATTGGCTCAGGAAGTTCGCTGGCTATCGGAGCGCTTAAAGCAGGAGCGAGCATGAAAAAGGCATTGGAGATCGCAGCCAATAAAGACCCATACACCGCACCACCCTTTATGTATTACGAACAGGAGAAATGGAAATGATTAAACCTTTAGAAGATAGAGTTGTTGTTGAGCTTGACCCAATCGAGGAAAAGACAACATCAGGAATTATCCTTGTTGATTCAGCCAAAGAACTACCACAAGAGGGAACTGTTGTTGCAGTTGGCCCCGGCAGATACGAAAACGGCGTTCGCATTGCGCTAGATATCGCAGTTGGCGATCGCGTGACATTCCACCAGCACTCAGGCGTACCTATCAAGGTAGATGGTCAGGATTACAAAATCTTTAGTTCAAGAGAAATCTACGGCATTATTGGATAAACAAATCGCCGAAACAGTATTGGCGAGATCGCGTGGGTATTGTGAGCGTTGCGGTGTTCCATCGCACGACTTGGCGCTACATCACCGAAAGTTAAAAAGCCGAGGCGGTAAAGATGAGGTTGCTAATCTCGTAGCAGTCTGCCATAAATGCCATAACCTCGGTACACACTCAATTCACTTGCGCCCTAAAGAAGCTACTGAAAAAGGCTGGATGGTTTCGGCATACCAAAACCCAGAGGATGTGCCTGTAAGCGTATTTGGGCGAAATCCTGTAAGGTTGGCGCAAGACGGAACATACATAGAGGGAGAGCAGGATGGCAACAATCACAGTAACGGGCGCAGTTGGTAAAGACCCAGAACTAAAGTTTATTAAAGGCAAGAACGGCGATTTCGCAGTTGCTAATTTCTCACTTGCAGATTCTCAACGCTTTAACAAAGGCGGCGAATGGCAAGACGGTCTAACTATTTGGTACGGCGTATCAGTTACAGGTCGTCAGGCAGAAGTTGTTGCAGATGCAGTTACTAAGGGTCAGAAGTTAGAAGTAACTGGCGAGTTGGTAATCACCGAATACGATGCCAAAGATGGCACACGCAAGATTGCCTACGAGATCAAAGCAACAAAGATCACCGAGCCACTTAAAGCGCAAGCCCTTCGTGGCGCTCGCCAAAAGCCAGTTCAAGATGAGCCTTCATGGGGCGCAACCTCATGGAGCTAATGACCTCTAAAGAAGTTCAAGAACACCTTGGCATTAAAGCCAATCACCTTTACCAGTTGCAGTATCGCAAGATTCTTGTTTGGGTAAAGCGTGAAGGTAAGAAGGTCTTTTACAACCGCGAGGATGTTGAAGCCGTTAAAGCTGCGAGAGAGGGCAAATAATGTTTGTTACTAAAACTCGATTGGAACATAGGTTGCTAAGTTTTCCAACAATTTATCTTTTCATGGATACTGTTGGCAACTTGCGTAATCATATAAAAAGCCTTGAAATTGTTATTTCAAAACAAGATGAACAAATTGGCACGCTATTAGCCGATGTTAAAGATTTGCAAAACAATGTAAATGAATCAAATAAATTATTGACTTTATTTGTTGATGTTTTTGCTCAAAAAGGTTATCTGCTAGAAGTGTCAAATGAATCGCACGATTTTGAAGTTACTGATGACAATTGCAACACCAAGAAATACAAGGTCAATCGTAAGAAGTGAAATGCGCTAACTGCCGTAGGGCTTCTGAGTATTCTGTTTGTGATAGCTGCTGGCAATTTGCCATGTCTGAGGTCGTTAAGTTTCCAGCACGATACAAAGAGCTTGAAGCAGAGTTGCTACCAAGCAAAGGCACTCAAGGCGAGCGCGTATCAGGTAGCGGAGAATCCTCACCGATACCAGTACGCTTAGAAACGCTACACCTACGATCTGGGGGGATTTCTGTGCCACTTATGGAGCATGAACAGAAGATGCGTGAGATTCGCCACGAAATGAAAATCACTTGGACTGGCGAGCGCCGTATGGATGAACTTGCTCGAATCATCTTGACCACGCAATACATCTCTAAGCGCTCTGAGTGGATTCGATCTGAATACCCAGAGGCAGATAAGCTCGTTCGGACAATTATTATCACGACCAACAGAATCAAAATGGTCTTAGGCCATAAGTCAGAGGATATAGTGTTGGGGAAATGCCCTACGGTTAATGAAGAAGGCAAGCCTTGTGGGGCATCTCTCCGCGTTAACCCCGGACAACTTGAACGCTCATTAGAGGTTAAGTGTCGAGTCTGCGATACCGTATGGGATTCAACCAAATGGCGACTGCTAGGAAAGATGATTGATGCCTAAGATTTCGGTGGATGAAGCAGCTATGCTTTATTCGGTAACCAATAAAACTGTTAGGCGTTGGATTCAAGAGGACAACATTAAGCCTGACGGCTACTTGTATGACCTTGATGCCTTACAAAAGGCTTACGACAGGCGCAGGGCGCTCAAGCACATGAAGCGATTTGCTTGATTTGACTCTATGGTGTACTATGTATTTAGAGTGGATTTTGTCTGCTTAGCGAAGGCTCAACGAAAGCGAGCCTATCTGTGGTCATAGTGTCTGGCGAAGTCACAATCGCCGAGCTTGATGAAGCTATCGGTTACCTTAACGATCGCCTCAAAATTGACCAATACGGAAACCGCATGGATTGGCGCAAACGCCAAACGATTCAAGAGGCAATAGATGACCTCTTGGACGAACGCTTAAATCTTTCATCGGGGGGCAACCGTGAAAATACAGATCACAGAACTATCTCTTGACCCCAAGAACGCTCGCAAACACTCGCAGCGTAACCTTGATGCAATTGCTGCATCTTTGCTAAAGTTCGGACAACGCAAGCCTCTAGTGGTTCACCGTGGCGTTGTCTTAGCGGGCAACGGAACCCTAGAGGCTGCGCGCTCTTTAGGCTGGACAGAGATTGAAGTGTCCGAAGTTCCTGAGGATTGGGACAACGACACCGCTAAAGCCTATGCGCTTGCCGACAACAGAACGGCTGAACTGGCTGAGTGGGATGAATCAGAACTTGCCAAGCAGCTCCTAGAATTACAGGATGCTGACTGGGATATTGAACAACTAGGATTTGAAGTACCTGCGCTCGCTGACATTGACGGCGATGTGGATGAGGATGAAGTACCTGAGCCACCCGTTGAGCCTGTAAGCAAGCTAGGTGACATTTACCAGCTAAATCGTCATCGCTTGATGTGCGGAGATAGTACGGATTTAGCCAGCGTTGAACGGCTGATGAACGGCGCAAAGGCAGATATGGTGTTTACTGACCCACCTTACAATGTTGAATTCAAAGGGCAATTATTAAGTAATACAACTGTAAATGGACAAAAAGTTAATAATTACAAATCTATTAACACAAATTACGATATTATTAAAAATGATGCTTTAGACAAAAATGAATTTAATAAATTCATTACAGCAGTTTTACAAAATCTTTGGCAATTAAATCCTAAATCTTGGTATTTTACATTTTGCGATTTAACTTTAGATGAACTGCTTGTTCCATTAAAAAAAACAGGATTTGAATGGAAATCAATTCTTGTTTGGATGAAAAATCAAGCAACATTAAGCGGCAAAGATTATAAAAGCCGTTATGAACCAATTGTTTATGGATGCAAACCCGGTGCTTTTTACGGTGAGCGTTACGAACAAGAAGATATATGGCAATTTCAAAGAACATTAAAAAATGATCTTCACCCAACAATGAAACCAATTCCTTTAATTGAATATGCTATAAAAAATAGCAGTAAAGAAAATGAAATTATTGTTGATGTATTTGGCGGCTCGGGTTCAACTTTGATAGCAGCCGAACAGGCTAACCGCACCTGCTACATGATGGAGCTAGACCCTAAATACTGTGATGTAATCGTCAAGCGTTGGGAAACCCTTACAGGGCAAAAAGCCGAGCTTGTGAACCGTAAGTAATCCATCTATGCCAAATCACAACGCCGCAGTACCTAGCCCAGAACTCTTTGATAAAGAGAACAAGGTGCTGGAGTTACGCCGAGCAGGATTGACTTGGCAGAGAATCGCCGAGGAAGTCGGTTACGCCGATCACACAGGCGCGTATGCAGCCTATAAACGGGCGCTAAAGCGCACACAGCAACAACCCGCAGATGAACTTAGAGAAGCAGAACTTGACCGCATAGACAGACTACAACTAGCACTTTGGCCTAAAGCCATGAAAGGCGATAACGCTTCAGTCAATACCATTGTACGCCTCATGGAAAGGCGCGCTAGACTACTCGGACTAGATACACCAATTAAGGTGCAGAACGAGGTCACGGTATTAGATGGGGGCGATTTAGATGAACGCGTTAGACAGTTCGCCTATCTCATCGCAGAAGCTCGAATTGCTGCCCTCGGACATTCAGACGGCGAGCAGACTGTATTGGAAATCAACAGCGAGATCGAACCAATTACCGCCGGAGAACAACTGGCAGACTTGGATGATTCTATCGGGTCGCGGATGGGGCAAGACGAGAACGGGCGCGGAGTGGATAGTTTGGCAAGCCCTGAGTCAGAAGAAGACCCGTTGGGCGGTAGTAGCCAGAACCTCGGCTGATATACGAGATACCTGCTTTGAGGGTGAGTCTGGGCTGATAAGCGTTATTAAGCGCTACGGCATTTATGACGACAAGGCTTACAATAGATCAAACTTTGCTTACACATTTCCTAACGGCTCACGCATTAAAGGCTTCTCGGCTGAGGAACCTGACAGACTTCGTGGCCCACAACATCACGGCGCTTGGTGTGATGAATTAGCTGCTTGGGAGAAACCCGATACTTGGGATCAGTTGCAGTTCGGTATGCGCTTGGGCGATCATCCTCAGATCGTTATTACGACAACGCCTCGCCCGACTAAACTGATTAAAGAATTACTTAATAAAAAATCTACCTTTGTCACGCGTGGCTCGACATTTGATAACGCTGACAACCTCTCTGAGTCTGCTTTGCTTGAGATGCAGAACCGCTACGCTAACACGCGGTTGGGAAGGCAAGAATTATTCGGTGAAGTCCTAGATGATAACCCCGGCGCTCTTTGGAATAGAAACCAGATTGAAGCATCTCGCATTAAGCCCGATCAAGTACCTGCGCTCATTCGCGTAGTCGTAGGCGTTGACCCTGCCGTAACTAGCGGCGAAGATTCAGACCTTACAGGTATCGTGACTGCTGGTTATGCAGCTGACGGACACTATTACATTCTTGACGATTCATCTATGAAGGCCAGCCCTGATACATGGGCGCGTAAGATCACATCTAACTTTGAACTATACAAAGCAGACCGCATCATCGCAGAAACGAACAACGGCGGCGATTTGGTAGTTCATCTATTGCAGCAAGTAAATCCCAACCTTCCCGTTAAGAAGGTGACGGCAACACGCGGTAAAGCAGTACGCGCCGAACCTATCGCCTCACTTTACGAGCAAGGTCGCGTTCACCATATCGGTATGTTCCCTGAACTTGAGGAACAGATGTGCGAGTGGGAGCCGGGTGTAAGTAAAGATTCGCCAGACCGTATGGATGCGTTGGTCTGGGCATTGACTGAATTGAGTGAAGGCTCAGCATCTTTAACAAGTTTGTCGGCTCTCGGCAAACTCTGTCCTGTTTGTTCCTTCCCCAATATCAAATCTGCTTTCGTATGTATGAAATGCGGTTCAACACTTTAGGAGAAATCAATGACGGCTCAATCACTCAGCCAAACTCCTGACCCACTCAACCTCATTTTGCGCCAGAACCAGAACTGGACTATTGGCTTTGAATACACAGATGCACAAGGCAACCTCATAAACCTCACGGGTTATACGCCTATGTTGCAATTTCGCACATCTGCGCTTGCCAAAACTGCCGCGCTTTCTTTGAGCGTAGGCAACGGCATCACCTTTCAGCCCAACACCAACCCGCAGGTGCAGATCGCAGCTGAAGTCAATGTTGCACCGGGCAAGTATGAGTGGGACTTAGTGCTTCAAGGCTCGACAGGTAATCTCTATTTGGGATGTGGAACTGTTCAAGTGAACGCTGAGGTTTCTCGATGAGCGACATCATCAATGTTCAAGCTATAACCCCAGTCATCACCGTAGCTGCTGCTGGTATCAACGGCATCCAAGGCCCACAAGGTATCCAAGGAATCCAAGGTATTCAGGGCGTACAGGGAACACAAGGCATCCAAGGCATACAAGGAACGATTGGCGCTCAGGGCGTTCAGGGCATAACTGGAGCGCAAGGCTCTACAGGCGCGCAGGGTATCCAAGGCATTACTGGCTCACAAGGCGTTCAAGGTATTACTGGCAGCCAAGGTGTTCAGGGTATTCAAGGTCGCCAAGGCACAACGGGTAACACGGGCTCGCAGGGTGCAACTGGCACTCAGGGTGTTCAAGGTATTCAAGGGCTTCAAGGTTTACAAGGGGCAATTGGCAACACAGGTTCTCAAGGTACGCAAGGCACAACTGGCTCTCAGGGTGCAACAGGTACTCAAGGCATCACGGGTAACACGGGTTCTCAGGGAACTCAAGGCACAACAGGTGCGCAAGGTGTTACAGGTTCTCAGGGTACGACTGGAACACAAGGAGCTACTGGCACACAGGGTTCAACTGGCGCTCAGGGTATTCAAGGATTGCAAGGCACGACAGGTAGTCAAGGCGCAACAGGAACACAAGGCGCACTCGGCACACAAGGCGCGCAAGGTACTCAGGGTATTCAGGGCGGTATCAGCTCTGCTAACGCTCACGCTTCTGCCCGCGTTGCGACAACGGCTAACCTTGCTGCTACTTACACCGCAGGAACTACCGATGCCGAAGGCGGCACAGGTATTGGTGCAAAGATCACCGCTTCGGCTAACGGCATTATCACTATTGATGTCGTAAACCTTGCTCTCAATGATCGCGTACTTGTTAAGAACCAAACCACTCAAACCCAGAACGGTATTTACACCGTCACCGATGCAGGTAAGAACAACCCTGCTGGCAGACCATGGGTATTGACTCGCGCTACTGACTACAACAACTCAGTTTTGGCTCAGGTTGAACCCGGCGATTATCTTTATGTAACATCAGGAAACGCTAACGCAGCTACTTCGTGGATTCAGTACGGCATGGGTTCTAACGCTGACGGCTCTCTACAAATCGGCACAGACTCAATCCTTTTCACCGCAACATCTGGCGTAGGCTCTCAAGGTACTCAGGGCTTGCAGGGCGCAACTGGCGCTCAAGGCACACAGGGACTTCAAGGAGCTATTGGCTCTCAGGGAACTACTGGAACACAGGGAACTGCGGGAGCGCAAGGAGCAACAGGCGCTCAGGGAACTACTGGCTCGCAAGGTACGACTGGCGCAACGGGTACTCAGGGTGCTACTGGCGCGCAAGGCTCTACTGGTTCAACAGGAACGCAGGGAACAACTGGCGCACAAGGCGTTCAAGGCATTACTGGTTCTCAAGGTGCAACAGGCTCTACGGGTTCACAAGGAACTACTGGCGCGACAGGCGCACAAGGAACTATCGGTTCACAAGGCGCGCAAGGTGCTAACGGCTCTAATGGAACTCAGGGTACTCAAGGACTTCAGGGAAGCACCGGAACTCAAGGCACAACGGGTACACAAGGCGTTCAAGGCTTGCAGGGTGTACAAGGATTAGCTTTCTCATCTGTAGTTACCGCTAAGGGCGATCTCGTTGTCGGTACAGGAGCTTCAACAGTCACTAACCTCGGCGTAGGCGCTGACGGCTCAACACTCGTGGCAAACTCTTCTGCTGGTGGTGGAGTGTCTTGGGCAGGGCCAACTTTTACGGCTGGTAAGAATAAAATAATCAATGGTGACTTCCGCATCAATCAGAGAAACTTCACTTCAGCAACTAGCGGGTATTGTTTTGACCGTTGGACAAT